TAGGAGTATAAATGGTAGCAAGATTTATTCCCGAGGGCCAAGAATTAACTTTTAAACCAGACGGGTCAGTGGCACTGACTGGGTCTCCGACTATTTCTGTGTCACAAGGCACAGCTGAAAATGTAACCAATCAAGATCCTACAAGAGCATCGAATCCGTTGAGAGGAGGATTTTCTACAAAGAAAGCCCCTGGCGATCACAATGGTGTTTCTAAAAATCCAAATCTTCCATCAGTGATACGAAATCCCATGGAGGTATTTTCTAGTTCTACAGTGCTTTGGACCATGGCCTGTCTTACTCCTGCGCAATTCAATGACCCTCGAACATATAGAAATAGCCCCGGTGAGTTAACGAACATTGTGTTTTCAAGTGCAGGTAGATTTAATTCTCAAAGACAAAAAATTTTTATAAGCAAATCTTTTGCGTCCTCGGCGCCTGAATATTATATCAACAATTTTATGATGAAAAATATCATCGGAGCCAATGAAGCCTCCGGTAATTCCAACGCGGTGAAATTTGAATTTGATATTATTGAACCACATTCTATGGGATTGTTGTTGCAGAGCATGCAGTCCGCCGCAAAAAACGCAACATACCTAAGTTATCTAGATAATGCTCCTTTTGTATTACGCATGGACATACAAGGTTTCGATCAATTAGGCCAAGTAATATCAAATATCAAACCCAAGTTTTTCGTACTAAAATTAACCTCAGTGAAATTTTCAGTGAATGAAAGCGGAAGCACATATAAAGTTGAAGCCATACCTTATAATCATCAGGGATTTTCAAGTTCAGTTAATATCTCTTACAGCGATGTTAAACTTTTTGCCGAAGGCCGCGGCCATGTGTTTGATATGTTAGTAGATGGTAAGGGAAGTTTAACATCTTTTTTAAATGAAGTTGAAAGACAACTTGTTATAGATAAAGAAATAGAAGTAAAAGATGAGTATGTGATACAGTTTCCTATACTTTCCAGTGACTGGAAAAGTTCAGCAGGCAACAAAGTAGAAATAAAAAAAGCCACAGTTGACCCTGAGAAAAAAGAGCAGATAAAAGCAGTGTCAGCCTCTTTGATCAAAATTGATCCTCAACTATTAGATCAAAACAGCATAGCGTCAGCTGGGTTTGGATTTGATCAAAGCTCAGGAGGAAGACCGTTGTTCAAGCGTGCCGGCGATCAATACGATGAAAAAACAGGCGTGATGATAAGGGACGGTATGACTATCGATCCTAAAAAACGTGCTTTTCATTTTGCTCAAAAGCAATCTCTAACATCAATCATAAATCAGGTCATTCTAAGTTCCGAATATGCTCAAGAAGCTCTTGATCCACAATACCTTACACCGCAGGGATATATCAAATGGTTCAAGTTAGATGTACAGATAGAATTATTAGAACTTGACGAAAGCACAGGTGATTACGGCAAACGGATTACTTGGAGAGTGGTTCCTTATTATGTGCATCAAAGTATATTCGCCAATGCTACTTCCGCACCCATAGGATATAAAGAAGTAATGAAAGATGTGGTGAAAGAATATCAGTATATCTACACAGGAGAAAATGTCGATGTTCTGAACTTTAACGTACAAATTAATAATTTGTTCTATTCAGGAGCCAATCCCAAGAAAGAATCAGAAGGTGCTAAAACTTCCACACAAGATCAATTCCCATCAGAAAACTTGCCTTCTTCCACAAGCACCAAACAAGGACAGGCTACCCAAGTACAGGCGGCACCAATGGGACGACACCGACCTAAACGCAGTGCAGAGTTACTAGAAGGCCTCAAAGGCGGATCTGATCAAAAAAGTGTTGAACAAAAGGTTGCAGAAAATTTTCAACAGAAATTCATCAGTGGAAGCAGTGCTGATATGGTTACCATAGACTTGGAAATTCTAGGAGACCCTTATTGGTTGGTAGACTCGGGAATGGCCAATCATTTTTCCTCATCGTTCGCGCCCACTTCTCAAATCACTGAAGATGGCACAATGAATTATGAAAGTGGAAATGTTTATATCTATATTACATTTAGAACACCAATCGATGTTAACACAACAAATGGATTATATGATTTTTCACAAGTTCAAGAGGAAAGTCCGTTTGGTGGTATATATCGTGTAGTCCAGTGCGACAACACGTTTTCTGATGGGAATTGGAAACAAAAATTAAAATGTTTAAGGATGCCAGGACCGCAAGGTCCCGAGACCGTAAGAGCCATCAACCCAGAAACCGGTGAAGAGTATGATAAGTTGGTAAGGTCTAATAAAGCCGATACTCCAGCCACTGCGATAGGTCCAAAAGAACCTCCTAAGACTTCAGTAGTTGAGAATAGTTCTACAGGTTCGCCTACTGTGGTTGCAGGTAGTAGATCGTCGGCAGACTCTCGACGTTTAGACACACCACAATCCGGCGGCGGGTCAGGGCAAAGAGCATCTACAGATTCTCGTCGTTTAGATAATAAAGCAACAACTACAACATCAGACCAGGCACCGCGTGTGACTGGATTTAGATATTACAGAGACCTAGGACAAAAATAATGGCAGAACTAACACGCCCGTCAGTCGGAGACGAAGGTAGAAAAGGCGGATTAACCACCGGCATCTATATCGCTAGGGTGATCAGTCACCTCGATCCATCATTTATGGGTTCAATAGAAGTTACCTTGCAAAAAGATCAGGCCAACACCGCAGGCAAGGACAGTCAAACTTTTATTGTGAAATATGCGTCCCCCTTCTTCGGCTACACACCATTTGAATTCATGGGTAAAAATGACGGCACTAAATCTACCATCGACGGTTTCAGCGACACACAAAAATCATACGGTATGTGGTTTGTACCTCCAGATGTCGGAGTCAATGTGTTGGTGTTGTTTGTCAACGGTGATCCAGCCTCAGGCTATTGGTTTGCTTGTGTACCGGGAGTAAATATTAATCATATGGTACCGGCTATCGCTAGTAGCACAGTGAACAGTCTAGATGCTGAAGATAAAAAAAGATACGGCAATACCGCACTGCCTTTGCCTGTGGCAGAAGTCAACAAACGTATCAATGGCGAAAAACAAGAAATTGATCCAGAAAAATATCCTAGAGTGGTTCATCCTATAGCAGATAGATTTCTTGAACAGGGATTACTAGAAGATGATGTGAGAGGATTTAACACAAGTTCACCAAGACGTGAAGCTCCTAGTATGGTATTTGGTATCAGCACACCCGGACCGCTTGATCGCAGAACAGGTGCTAAAAAACAAAATATAGGCAAGTCAGACAGTCAAGCCGCTGTGCCAGTAAGTAGATTAGGTGGCACACAACTAGTAATGGATGATGGCAATGATAGATTCCATAGAGAAAAATCTGCCGCAGAAGGCCCAGTAAAATATATCGATCTATTGGATCCTGCCAACCAGAAAAAAGGCGATACAGGATCTCCTACTATTCCTGCTAGTGAATACTTTAGAGTAAGGACTAGAACAGGGCATCAAATCTTGATGCACAATTCAGAAGATTTGATCTACATTGCCAATGCTCGTGGCACCGCCTGGATAGAACTTACCAGTAACGGCAAAATAGATATCTTTGCAGAAGACAGTATCAGTGTGCATACCCAACAAGATCTTAACATACGTGCAGCAAGAGATATAAATCTAGAAGCTGGTAGAAACATTAATATGAGAACTGAAACCGGTAAGTGGCATGTAGAAGTGGCCACCGACATGGAATTCCTAGTCAATGCAGATGCCAAGCTCACAGTGGGAGCTAATCTTGACATACTAGTAGGAGCCAAGACTAAAATATCTACTAAAAACGATCTCGACATAGCAAGTTCAGCAGAAACAAAGATCAGTTCCACAGCAGATATCAGCATCGGCAGCAGTGCAGAAGTCAAGATCAACGGTACGAAAATCAATCTCAACGGTCCTAATAATGCAGAAACCGCTGCGGCTGCAGACTTTGTCAAACCCTACGATTTGCGTGACAATCCCGCCACAAGTTCAGCCGCGGGCTGGGACAAGAAATATCAAGCAGGCATAGTGAAAAGTTTTATGAAACGTATTCCTATGCACGAACCTTGGGTGTTGCACGAACATCGAACACCTGATCTACTCACTCCAGATAAAACAGATAGGGATACTTAATCATGGCCACAAGACTATACAATCAACAAACAGCAGCACAGCGTTCTGCTACTGTGACACAGAATCAAGGACAATTCACCTATAAAGGATTCAGTTCCAAAGAAGCTAATAAGAACTTTAAACTCTACGACATCAATCTTGTCAAGCAAGACTTGATCAATCATTTCTACATTCGCAAAGGCGAGAAATTAGAAAATCCAGAATTTGGCACAGTGATCTGGGACATGTTATTTGAACCATTCACACCTGATGTTAAATCTATTATAGCCAAAGATGTGGAAACTATCATAAACTATGATCCTAGATTTTCAGTAGTTGAAATCAACATAGACAGCACTGATCAGGGCATGCGTATCCAAGCAGATATAGTGTACATTCCTTTCAACATCAATGAACGAATGACCTTGAACTTTGACAAAAACAGTAATGTAATTAACTAAGCAGTTTATTTTTAAGGGTAAATATTGGTATGACCACAACCAGCAGACAAAACAATCTCATACTAAATCAAGATTGGACCAGGATATATCAGACGTTTAAAAACGCGGATTTCCGCAGCTACGACTTTGAAAATCTGCGCAGGGTTATCATCACATACCTACGTGAAAACTACCCAGAAGATTTCAATGATTACATAGAATCTTCAGAATACATGGCACTGATAGATGCTGTGGCATTCTTAGGTCAAAGCCTAGCATTTCGTATAGATCTTGCCAGCAGAGAAAATTTTATTGAACTTGCAGAAACCAAAGAAAGTGTGCTGCGTATAGCTCGCATGCTTAGTTATAATGCTAAACGCACTGTGGCGTCAAGCGGTCTATTAAAATTTACAACTGTTTCTACCACCGATACCCTCATAGACAGCAACGGAAAAAATCTAGCGCAACAGTTAATAACTTGGAACGATCCTACTAATGCCAACTGGTTAGAACAGTTTCTCACTGTGTTGAACAGTGCCATGGCAGACAACACAGAATTTGGCCGCAGCCAGGGTTCTGCCATCATCCAAGGGATTCCCACAGAACAATATAGATTCCGAACAGTTACCACAGACGTACCTTTGTTTTCGTTTACCAAGACAGTGGCCAGCAGAGGAATGAGCTTTGAGATAGTTAGCACAGCTTTTAAAAACAGCGAAAATATATACGAAGAGCCACCAGTGCCCGGCAACCAAATGGGATTTATCTATAGAAACGACGGATCCGGACCAGGCAGTGCCAACACCGGATTCTTTGTGCATTTTAAACAGGGCTCATTGGAATTGGCAGATTTCACAGTAAATGTGCCTACTACTAATGAAAAAATTGCTGTTGATGCAGGTAATATCAATAATGATGATGTATGGCTATTTTCCTTAAACTCACAAGGTGCCCAACTTGAAGAATGGACCAAAGTTTCATCGCTGGTAGGCAACAACATTGCCTATAACAGCGTAACGCAAGATATACGCAACATCTATGCTGTCAACACCAAAGAAGACGATAATATCGATCTTGTGTTTGCAGATGGAATCTATGGAAATTTACCTCAAGGATCTTTTAGAGTATTTTATAGAACCAGTAACGGGCTATCGTATACCATATATCCTAACGAATTACGAGGCATCAACATTTCTATTTTGTATAGAAACAAAAATAATGTTGAACACACTCTGACCATCGGTCTGGCGCTACAAAGCACTGTGGCCAACTCTGCAGCTTCTGAAGACATAGACAACATTCGTGCTAATGCCCCCGCAGTATACTATACTCAGAACAGAATGATCACTGCAGAAGATTATAATCTAGCGCCATTGTTGGGTTCACAGAATATTGTAAAAATCAAAGCAGTGAATAGGACATCCAGCGGTATCAGCAGAAACTTTGACATCATTGACGCCACTGGAAAATACAGCAGTATCAATATATTTGGAGATGACGGATATCTTTACAAACAAGAAGACGAATCGGTGCTGTCATTTAAATTTACCAGCAGGATAGATATCATTAATTTTATCAGACGCAGCGTAGAACCAGTGTTCACAGATGCTGAAGTTTATAATTTTTATTTTACAAAGTTTGATAAGATATTGTTCACAGACGTTAACACGGTATGGCAGTCTGTGACCACAGCTACTAGTACAGGATATTTTAAAAATGTGGTAGACAATTCTCAACTCAAAATTGGCGGCTACTCTACCAGCAACTTGAAATATGCGTTAGTTAATGCAGCAGTGAAGTTTGTTCCACCTACAGGATTTAAATTTAAAAAAGGTAAACTAGTACCAACGGACGCAACCGATGCTGACCAGACAGATTACATATGGACAAAAATTGTCAAGATCACCGGCGACGGTACATATGTCAAAGGACTAGGACCGGTCACACTCAGCGATCTAGTTCCCACAGGTGCTGTGGCTCAACGCATAGTGCCACGATTTATCAGCGACTTGCCTGTGGCACTTGAAACTGAAATCGTTAATCAAGTGTTTGACAATCAAACTTTTGGACTGAGATATGAAATTACTGAATCTCAATGGAAGTTGATCACTGCCAGCAACCTAAATCTAACCAATGATTTTACGTTAGGCAAAGCCGGAGATACTACCAACACCAACATAGACAGCTCTTGGGTGGTGGCCTTTGTTAAACAGCCCGACAGCTATATCGTGAGAATTAGAAAACAGTCGTATATTTTTGGTAGCGTACAACAGAATAGATTTTATTTTGACAGCAATGAGAAACAGTATAATGATCAAGTAGGCGCAGTGGTTAAAGATCAGATATCGGTGTTGGGAATTAATACTGGCAAGGATGGTATCACTGAGCTTAAACAAGATGTGCCGTTTGAAATCAGTGATACTATAAAGTTTGATGACGGCTTCGAAAGCACCAACGAAATTAAACTAAGTTTTAGAGATGCCGACGACGACGGAGTGGTCGACAATCCTGAATCATTTGAAAATATCGTAGGACTAGATCAAGATTTAAAATTCTTATTTTTCCTGACTTCAAACGATGTCTACGGAACAGCAATTAAAACACTCATAGACAATTCAAATGATTTAATTTTACCCGTACCAAAAGAATCTGGAATAACTTTCAATGATACAGTGACCTATCCTGATCAGCAGTTGATATACTTTTATGACTCTGCTGAAAACATTGTTAAACGAGTAAATCGAACTACTAATACCTTGGACATAGCCAACGAATACACAGCAGTTGTTGGTAGAAGAAATCTTAAATTTCAATATACTCATAACGCCAGCGTGGATAGACGGATCGATCCTTCTACCAGCAACATCATTGACATATACTTGCTAATTAGAAGCTATGATGAAAGTTATAGAATATATCTCGCAGGTGGCACTGATATTGAACCAGTGGCACCTACCAGCGACGCATTGAGAACAACATTTGGTACAGCATTGTCGTCAATCAAGTCTATCAGCGATGATATTATATATCATCCTGTGAAATACAAAGTGCTGTTTGGATCTAAAGCAGATCCTAAATTACAGGCAGTGTTTAAAATTGTTAAGAATCAAAATCGTTCAATCAATGACAACGATCTCAAAGTTAGAGTAATCACTGCTATCAATACTTTCTTTGATATCAATAATTGGGACTTTGGCGATAGATTTTATATGGGCGAACTGACCACATATATTTTAAACACAGCGTCTCCGGATCTTGCCAACATAGTGATAGTACCAAAACAATCTAATCAATCATTCGGCAGTCTGTTTGAAATACAGAGCAGATCGGATGAAATACTGATCAGCGCAGCCACAGTAGACGATATAGAAATCGTCTCTGCCATCACCGCATCCGAAATAGGTGCCAGCACCAACTCTATAGTATCAACAACTTATTAATATGGCCGATAAATTTCCTAACAGTCAACTACCTATACGCAGATCAGTAGAGCTGCTACCAGTAATTTTTCAAACTCCTGCCAACGATAAATTTTTATCTGCGGTAGTCGATCCCTTAATACAGCCGGGATTGTTAGATAAAGTTGTTGGATATGTTGGTCGTAGATATGGCAAAACCTATAACAGCAACGATGTGTATGTTGACACAAACGGCACATTGCGCAGCAGTTATCAACTTGAACCTGGAGTGATATTTAAAAATCACGATAAAATAGAAAATTTCTACGACTATATTGATGTTAAAAATCAATTGAAATTTTTCGGAAATACCATCGAAAACGATGACAAGATAACCAGCCAAACACATTACACTTGGAATCCTCCTATTGACTGGGACAAGTTTATCAACTATCGAGAATATTATTGGGAGCCAGCAGGCCCACGAAGTATTAATATCACAGGTCAGAGTGCTAACATTAACAGCACCTATAAGGTAGTATTAGGTACAACTAAAAATTCATTTGTATTCACACCAGATGCATACACTAATAATCCCACGCTGACTCTTTATCGAGGACAGACCTATAAATTTAGAGTCAATGCTCCTGCTGAAGGTTTTGCAATACGCACTAATTTTGACACAGGAAGTTTATTGTTTCAGCCTAACAGAAACTATGTACAAGGCAATCTTGTGGTCTATGATTCAAAACTATGGCGAGCTGTTAGAGATGTCACTAGTTTTGATGCTAGCTCAATCACTGTAGACAGTGAAGATTGGCAATATGTGGAATCTGCTAGCGAAGGCTCTGCATTGGACTACAACAATGGAATCACAAACAACGGTGTTGAAAACGGCACCTTGACGTTTGTAGTACCGTACGATGCTCCCGACACGCTATATTATCAAAGTAAAATAACTCCGGATGCATTTGGTAGATTTGTCATCGCAGACATAGAAGAAAACACATTTGTTAATGTAGACATAGAGATCATTGGTAAAACCACATATACCAGCGGCAATGGTATAGAATTCAGCAATGGTATGATTGTTGAATTTTTAGGCAATATATCACCTGCTATCTATGCAAAAGATTCGTGGCTAGTAGAAGGGGTAGGCACAGCTATAACCTTGACTAGATTTAGTGATCTTGTAGTGCCGGTACTAAGCACAGAAGTCCCTGAAGTATTGTTTGACAACGAAGGCTTTGACACACAACCGTTCGATGACGCCACAGAGTATGCTGCATTTAAAGATTATATTACTATTGCTAGAGACAGCGCAGATAATAATCCCTGGAGTAGATACAATCGTTGGTTCCACAGATCTGTCTTAGAAAAATCATACCAATTAAGAGGACAAGATTTTCCAGCAAATGAAGCTGCTAGAGCCAAACGTCCAATTATAGAATTTCGTGCAGGACTACAGCTATTCAATCACGGATCTACAGCCAAACAGACTGTAGATTATATAGATACAGCTACCACGGATGTATTTTCTATCATAGAGGGTTCTAAGGGCTACAACATAGACGGAGAATTTTTGTTTGAAGGTGCAAGAGTATTAGTAGTAGCAGACAAAGACAAATTAGTTAATAATAAAATTTACACAGTTGAATTTATCACGCATAACAGCGTTGCTCAAATTCATCTAAGAGAAAGCAATGACACCGAATCGATACTAGGACAGGGGGTGACTGTAAGACGAGGCACAGTCAACAAGGGTCTAATGTTTCACTTCAACGGAACTGATTGGGTACCTAGCCAACCCAAGACTGCTGTAAACCAATCGCCAAAGTTTGATGTCTACGATTCTAATGAAATCAGTTTCGGAGATCCTGCCACCTATGCAGACACAGAATTTACAGGTTCAAATATATTAAGCTACAAGCCAGGTACCGCGAGAATTGATAAAGAACTGGGTTTCAAGATCAGTTATCTCAACATAGATAATATCGGCGACATAGAATTTAATTGGAACTGGGACACTGAAACATTCCGTTACTCTATCGATAAGTCTCCAGTGCTGAAAAAAATATCCACAGGTTTTTATAGATTTGGATCTGACAGATATGCCAACGGATGGCAGCAACTAAATTCTACCTATATACAACCCATAATAGATGATCAAGTGGTAGAAATTGCCACAGACACATTAGTGTTTAACACAGTGTCATGGGAGAGCTTGTCTGGTGATCCCGAAATAAATTTCTATCTTAACGGTTCGAGATATACCGGCACATGGACAAGAACTCGTGGCACCTTTGTGTTTAGTACCCCATTCGCGGTAAACGATGTTGTAGTAATAAAACTTATTACAGACATTGAACCCGATCAGGGCTACTATGAAATGCCGGTTGGTCTAGAAAAAAATCCTTTTAATACACCTATTGAGTCATTTACTCTAGGTCAGGCTGTGGCTCATATTTCTAGTGCAGTAGAATGGGACAGCGAATACACAGGAAAACTACCAGGATCTAGTAATCTAAGAGATCTTGAAGATTACAGACTGTTGGCCGGAAGATTTTTAAAACACAGTGGCAATGTACCATTGGCGGTAATGGCCTTGTGTGACAAGACTCATAACATTATAAAATCTATTTCCTATGCTAAAAAAGAATATACAGATTTTAAAAACAATTTTCTACAAAGATCTATTGAAATTGATTTCAATGATGAAATAGTTGATTTTGTTGATGATATCATTAACAGTCTTACCGCAGTAAAAACAGCAAAAGACGCATTCGCTGATTCAGATATGATAGGTGCAGGTGCGTACACTGCATTGCAGACAGTTGTTGAAGATATCGGAATCAAAGTATTTTCTTTAACAACACCATTTGATCTAAAAACACCAAGCACTCGAGCTGTGTATGTTTATAAAAACAGTGTGCAATTAATAAACACTCAAGACTATGAGTTTGATTCTACATTCAGTTTTGTAAAACTCAAAATTTCGTTAGCAGAGGGTGATACAATTGAAATAAGAGAATATCTCAGCACAGCCACAAATTATATTCCTCCAACACCGACATCTATGGGATTGTACAAAAAATACACCCCAACAAAATTTCTTGATGACACATATCAAGAGCCTAGATATGTAATACAAGGGCACGATGGTAGTATCACAGCAGCTTACAATGATTTTAGAGACGATCTGTTGTTGGAACTTGAATTACGAATCTATAATAATATCAAGCAAGAATACGATCCTGCAGTTTTTGACATAGACCAAATACTAGCAGGTTATTACGGTCAAGGTGAATATTCTAAGTCTCAGCTAGATAGTATTGTAGTACAGGATTTCCTTAAATGGATCCAAAACACCAACATCAACTATACCTTAAATGAATATTTTGACAGTGAAAATTCATTTACCTACACCTATTCAAATATGTCAGATCCTACCAAGACCAAAAATATTCCTGGTTGGTGGCGCGGGGTATATCAACATTTCTATGATACCGATCGCCCGCATCGCTGTCCTTGGGAGATGTTGGGATTTAGCCAGCAACCATCTTGGTGGCAAGAAGAATACGGTGCTGCACCTTATACCAGCAATAACTTAATTCTTTGGGAAGATCTCGAAGCTGGTGTTATTCGCCAGGGTGTTCGAGCAGGCCGACATGACAGATACAAACGTCCGGGGCTTATCAAGCATATACCAGTAGATGGGGACGGCAAGCTGTTAAGCCCGTTAGATTCTAATCTAGCACAGGATTTTTCTTTGATCAACAATCGCGGACCGTTTGTACTAGGAGATGTGAGCCCTGTAGAATATGCATGGAGATCTAGTTCTGAATGGCCGTATGCAATAGTCACTGCCATGTGCTTGATGAAACCATTTGAATATATTCCTGATAATTTTGATAGATCAAGAATTGTAAAAAATAGGTTAGATCAATATGTAAACGCCACTACAAACTTATTTGTAACTATTGCAGATATTGCACCTTACGTGACAAATTCTACAGCGTTGGGGTTGGTAAAGTATCTAACCAGCTATACAAAATCTCAAGGATTGTCTTCAGATAGTCTACAGACTAAAATAGAAAAATTAGATGTAGCTCTTAGTTTTAGGATGAGTGGATTTGTTGATCAGCAACAGCAGAAATATCTATTAGATTCTAAAAATCCCGCATCTACTACTTCTGGAATTTTTATTCCTTCAGAAAATTATGACATTATATTCAACGTTAGCAGTCCCGTAACTACTGTAAGCTACAGTGGTGTGCGGCTGGAAAAAACCGCCGGCGGCTGGATACTAGCAGGGTACGACGACATTCATCCTTACTTCAATTATCATCAAGCTCAGGCCAGCAGCAAAGATCCTGTAATCTCTGTAGGCGGCAGCAGCGAAGCATTCACTGACTGGATTGCAGACAAAAACTACAACAACGGTACATTAGTTAGATACCAAAGTAATTTTTATCGTGCCCTAAAAACACATACCAGTGCCGGAGAATTTGATCGTAGTCAATGGCAGAAACTAGGCGATGTACCTAAGATAGGTGCAATAGAAGCTCAACGTAGACGTGTGTTTATCACACTGTATGTGAGACATGGTTGCAATCAATATTACTTCACATTTTTCTGTGGCATTTTCATCCCCATAAGCCAA